CACAGTACGTAGCTGAACAACTTAAGCATACCTTTACATTTGATATTTACGATAGTGATGATATTGAGCAAGAAGTATACTTTCTTATATTGGAAGCAGCACGAAAATATGATTCGGCGAAATCCACTCCGGAACAATTCTTTTATCACTTTGTACGCAATAGACTGATAACATTGAAAAGAGATCGTTACTTCAATGAGCAAAGCGCTGAGAACAAGAAACGGCTGATGACTGCCGGGAGTCTTTCTATTGATGTAGAGGATGAGCATAAACTGTTCGCCGATGTGAATTTCTTAAATATTGTAGATGAGAAAATAGTGGCAAATTTACGCGAAGATTTTTTAAGAATGAAAGACGGTGTTTCTATTCCACATCATTCACGGCAAAAGGTACTAGCTGCTATGAGAGTAATCGCTGAATCGGAGGAAGTGTAGTGTCAATTAAAAAGGGGCGAATGACGGATGAGGAAAAACGGCAAATAGAAAAATTGATTCCATATCATACATACGAAGAAGTCGGAGTTAAATTAAACCGCAGTCCTAATACTGTTCGACGATACTGTCAACGCAATGGAATTACGCGAGATAAAGTTTCTAACGAAAAGAATATTGAAACGAAGATTAAAGAATCGGCACAATTTGCTCCTCTGGCAAAACAAATGGGTTCCGCCGAAATAGATGCCGTCATTAATATTTATGAACAAATGATGCGGCAATTTGGATCAGATGTTACTTTCTCAGAAGAGCAGCAGATTTTAGACTATGCCAAAGCCGCTTGTCTTTTAGACAGAGCTATGACGCGCGAATTAGTATTACTGCAAGATATAGAGAAAATGACCAAAGAGGTACAATCCCTTGAAGCTTCCTTATCTAAGTTAAAACAAGGAACGCGCGATGATGATTTCGACGAACAAGAAGATTTATTGATGGAAAAGATTGATAGCGCTAACATTGAGAAAGCAACTGCTCAAGATGAATTAAAAACTATTCGTGCTAATCAAATACTTTTTTCAAAATTAAACAAGATCTCTTAGATAAGATGAATTCTACTCGTAAAGCAAGGGCAAGCGAGTTGACAAAGGCTAATGAGTCCCTAGCTGATCAATTAGCATACATGCAAAAGAATCCGGCGTACCGCCGGGAATTAGGATTAAAGATGGAAAAGAATAGGCTGGGTATGAAAGAAGAATATATACGATTGTCTGAATTATATAAGTATCCTGATGGCATGGAAGACCGGCCGGTATTGAATTCAGAAATCGTTGAAGAATTAAAGAAAGAAGGCAAATTATGAAAATTTTAATTACCGGCGTTACAGGTCAAGTCGGTGCTTTGGCAGCTAAAAGATATTTAGATAATAAACATACCGTTGTAGGTTTACATAGACGCTCATCTAATATGTGGCGTTTAAAGGAATTAGGAATTTCGCCGATTTTAGAATCGGGTGATATCACCGATGCTACCTCTATGTTTAATATTATCAATAATCACCGACCGACTGTAATTTTTAATACGGCCGCCGCTTCTCATGTCGGCGAATCTTTCAAAACTCCCGATGTAGCATTACAGCACACAGGAGCCGCCGTTCTCAATCTATTGGAAAGTGTACGCAAGGTCGGTGATTGGTATCGGCCGATAATAGTTCATTGCAGTTCTTCCGAGATGTTTGGTTCTAACTTTTCCTTTGTAAATCAGGAAGGTAAGCTTGAGCATTCCAATTTAGATTTGCTAGCCAACAAACAACTGCCGAATGGTGCTTTTCAAGATGAAAATACACCTTTAGCTGCTAACTCTCCATATGCAGCTGCAAAAATTTATGCTCACAATATATGTGATTTATATAGGCGTTCATATGGGATGCATATTATCACACCAATCTTTTTTAATATGGAATCATCTTTAAGAACAGAGGATTTTGTTACCCGTAAAATTACTTCTTATATCGGTAAATTAGAAGCTGGGTTAACAAACAATTTTTTATTCTTAGGAAATCTTGATGCTAGGAGAGACTGGTCTCATGTTAATGACAGTCTAACCGCTGTAGATTTAATGATAGAAAAACAAAAATTTGAAGATTTTGTTGTTTGTTCTGAAAAAACACATACCATTAAAGAATTTTGTAATCAAGCATTTGGGCTTGTCAATAAAAATTATATGGATTATGTTAGAGTTAGTGAAAAGTTTTTCCGTCCGTGTGAAGTTCCGTATTTATTAGGATCTTCTAAAAAGTTAAAAAGTTTAGGATGGACTCAAGAAAATACTTTTGATGATTTAGTTCAAGAAATGGTACAAACTGATGTACGAAGAAGTGGGAAATAAAATGAACAGCAATATGCATATATTTAAGGGGACAATTGACTTGTGCCTCAAGATGATTCAAGAATTGCAATCATCTAAGCAAGCTCGCTTAGTTGGTTTGGTAGAAGATTGCTCTTCTGGTAATAATTATGTTTTGATGTATCGAAACCCAAAAGAAATTCATGTGAAATAGAAAGAATGGATTGGCTAGATTTTAGTATAAATCAAAATAATATTGGTATTCTCATTGGTACTTTGGGCTCTGCTTGGGCTGCATGGTTAACTTTTAAGAATAAACAAGGTGTTAACGTAGTTAACAAATTTGAATTATTATTAGAATCGGAGTCTAAATTAATTGCCACTTTATGTAGTGAGGTGGAAAACTTAAAAAAAGAACTTTTCGAATCACAAAAAGAAATTAATGGTTTAAATATTTTATTACTAACCGAACGTGAAAAATTAATACATTTGAATCATTTGGTAAATTCACAATTTAATTCTATTAAGGCGCTACAAAAATTTTGTGAATATATTCCAACTCCAACTTGGTTAAAAAAGCCACCTAATTTAGAGGCGGGTGAAGAATATTCACGTATGTTGTTTATTAATCAAGCTTATGAAGAACAGTGGCATATTTCTAAACAATCTTATATAAATAAAACGGATATTGAGCTCTGGCCAAAAGTAGTAGCGGATTTGTTTGCCGTAAATGATTTGGAGGTTGCGAATAAATGTATAAGTATTATCACTAAAGAGCTTGTTCCGCTTAAACCATTTGAAAAGTCTAACAACTCTGAAATGAAAGAGTGGTTAATATGGAAATTTCCTGTAATGATAGACGATACAATAACTGTTGGAGGCATAGCAATTGACCTTGAAAACAAAAACTTTAAACAGAACTATATTCTTCCACCAAGAGGAGAATGACGGTTGCTCGGTTGATTATAAAACCGTTTCAAATTTTATTAAAGATTTATATGAGCTTAATTTAGAAAATTCTAAACCTATTGACATATATTTGATTAATGTTGATGGTGGTGATTGGGGTTTTGGCATGAGCATGTATTCTGATATACGCAATAGTGATTCCCCAATTACTATTTATGGTTCTGGCCTAATAGGAAGTATGGGTACAATTATTATGCAAGCTGCTGGTTTAAGATTTTTATGTAAGGATACATTTTATCTAGTACATACCGGTAGTTTTTCTTTTGACGGAGAAGCTAAGTGTGGTATAGCTTGGGCGGAATTAAATAAATTGATGTATAAAAAAATGATTGAAATATATGCAGCACGATGCATAAATGGAGAATATTTTAAAGAACGTAGTTCATCTTTGAGTAAAGTTAAAAGTTATTTAGATCAAAAAATTAAAACAAAGACAGATTGGTATATGACAGCTGAGGAAGCTGTGTATATGGGATTTGCTGACGGAATTTACTAATGGCGAAAAAACGGCGCGGACGTAGGCGTAAATTATACAAACCTTCAACTCTTAAAGAATTGAAGTTGAATAGCAATAAGCGGCGTTATAATAAACGTTATCTTATGACCCGTAATAAGGTTTTGGCCCGAGATAACTTTACATGCCAACTTTGTGGACTGAAGGGTGTTAAGCTTGAGGTTCACCATATTCAATTGTATTCAAAGCACGTTTCTCTTCGCCGTAATCGCCGTAATCTTATATCTTTGTGTAAACAATGTCACGATGATATTAAAAATAAGGAAACATACTACAAGCCTATATTTCAAGCTAAGGTTGCCCGTAATACACGCCTTTATCGTCAGCGGAAAATTACACATGAAGAGCGAATGAAAGAATTAAGAAAGCACCAAGAACTCCCAAATAGTTTCGCCGAATACGAATATTTAGATCCTAATAAAGTTACTAAACAAAAGTATGAAGAACATTATTTACGCAAAACATGGCGCGGAATGAAATATCGAACCATGAATAAGAATAGTAAATCATATGAGAGGTACGGTGGTCGGGGCATTAAGATTTTTAAAGCTTGGTTGGATTTTGATACTTTCCGTCAATATGTTGAAACCCACTTGGGTGATCGGCCGAATGGATATTCTATTGATAGAATTGATAATGACGGCGATTACAGACCCGGAAATATTCGGTGGGGTACAAATGAAGTACAGGGTCAAAATAGAGACACGACAGTTTTAGATGAAGCAATGGCGTCCGCCATCTTCATTTTATATCATAAATATCATTTAAAACAAGTAAGAATTGCTGAAAAGATGGGGTTAAATAGTCCTACTATTATTTCGAATGTCACACGATTTAAAACTTGGCAAAATGTAACTCATAAATACATTTCAATTGTTAAGAAAAAATCGTTGAAAGAACAAATAGCAATTTACAAACAAGAAATAAAACATCAAATATCATGAAGTTAGAAAATAAAAACTTTGGTAAACTTACTGTTATATCAAAAGATCCTAACAATAAAAATAATTGGATTTGTTTGTGCGCGTGTGGGAAACAAAAATCTATATATCAGGGGTCTTTGACCAGAAAAAGAGGTAATGTTACTTCGTGCGGATGTAATCCCAGTAGGAAACACAAGGATTTAACAGGTCGTACTTTTCATTATTGGACAGTGATCAATATACAAACTAAACGTAGAAACAGAATGATCTACTGGAATTGTCGCTGTAAGTGTGGTGTGGAAAGATCCGTAAGAGCTGGTGATTTATTAAATAATACATCTAAATCTTGCGGATGTTGGAATCTTGAAGCAGCTTCGAAAAAATGGAGTAAAGAAAAAAATCCATCATGGAATCCCGATCTATCTAATGAAGAACGTTTACAGAAAAGAAATATTAATGAATTTAGAAATTGGCGGAAAGCTATTTATCATAGGGACAATTACACTTGTCAAAAATGTTTTCAACAAGGTGGATCTTTAAATGCTCATCATCTTGATGGTTGGCACTGGTGCGTAGATCGTAGATTTGATATTGATAATGGTGTTACTCTTTGTCGTTTATGTCATTTAAAATTTCATAAACGTTTCGGTCGCAAAAACAACACCAAAGAACAATTTAATAGGTTTATTAATGTTTAAATTAATCGTAGATACTAGGGAAAAAAAGCCGTTTGATTTTATCGGCATACATAATAGAACTATTTCCCGTAAACTAGATACCGGCGATTATTCTATTGAGGGATACGAAGATAAGATAACTATCGACCGTAAAGCTACAAGCGCCGAATTAGCAATTTGTTTAGGATCTGCTAAAGTTAGATTCTATAAGGAATTAGAAAGGATGAGAAGTTTTGACGAAGCTTATATTGTCTGCGCTTTTCCACTTTCTCACATTCATTGCTTTCCTACGCATTCAGGAATCCCTCGCAAATTCCAACGCAGAGTTAGGATTAAACCTGCTTTTCTACTTAAAAGTATTAGAGAGATTGAAGAAGAATACGGCGTCGAGTTTATCTTTTGTGAAGATAGAGATATGGCCGAATACGAAACTTACAGTATATTAAAAAACTATTATGAGAATAACCAAAGACGTTAAAAGTAAACTAAAAGGAACATTCCTCTATAACAAGACTAGTAATGAAATTATAGAGAAGATTAAAGGTGATGCTAGGTGGAACATTCTCGCCGATGACGATTCCTTGTATAATCCTCTCTTTAATTTACCGGATGAGGGTATGGAAGATTTTGCGAGGTATGTATCGTATTTAATGTCTCACCCGGATTATTTCTACTTAATGATTCGTTTATTGTTTAATATGGATTCATATCCATTTCAATGTATGATCATTAGAGAGATGTATAATCACCGTTTTCCGATGTTAATCGGTTCTCGTGGTATGGCTAAAACAAGCACGCTGGCTTTATATACCATTATTAGAATGATTACAATTCCCGGCACAAAAGGTGTTGTTACTGGTGCTGGTTTCAGACAAGCAAAACTGGTTTTTGAGTATATTGAAAATGTCTGGAATAGATCAGCAGCTCTAAGATCAATTTATAAAGGTGGTAAAAATGGACCGGTACACGGGGCAGACGCTTGGTCTTTTCGCCTTGGTGAGTCTATTGTTTGGGCTTTACCTGTTGGCCATGATGGTAGTAAAATTCGTGGATATCGTGCTAACTTCCTTATCAGTGACGAATTCGCGTCGATGAATAAAACGGTCTTCGAAGAAGTTATCTCTCCGTTCCTTTCCGTATCTTCAGACCCAATCGGACAAATGGACCATGAAAAAAGTCTTAAGGTGTTTAAACATCTTGGTGCAGATATCAGTGAAAAGGATCTCGTGAATGATATTTTACAGAACCAATTAATTCTTAGTGGTACGGCATATTATAAGTTTAATCACTTTTATGAATATTTTGCTAAATGGCACCGAATTTTAATGACCGGCGGAGATCCTGAGAAACTCGAAGAAATATTTGGAGATGATGCATCTGCTAGTCATAATTGGAAGGATTATTCTTTATTACGTATTCCTGTTGGTCTTGTTCCAGAAGGTTTCTTAGATAAGTCTCAGATTCAGCGTATTAGAACTCATACGGCAAAAGATGTTTTCCTTAGAGAGTATGGAGCTTGTTTTGTAGATGATAGTGATGGATTTTATAGACAAAGTCTTATTCAGAATTGCACCGTTACTCCTGACAAACAAATAGAGATTGATGGAGCCGAAGTTAAATTCTCACCAATGTTATACGGCGATCCTCAAAAACGTTATGTCTTTGGTATTGACCCCGCATACGAGGGTGATAATTTTGCCATTGTTGTTCTTGAAGTTGAAGAACACTACCGCAAGATAGTACATGTATGGACTACACAAAGCAAAGATCATAGACAAAGACTTAAGGATGATGTGATTACCGAAGTTGATTATTTCTATTATTGTGTTAGAAAAATCCGTGATTTAATGTCACGTTTTCCTTGTGCTTATATCGCCATGGATACATTTGGTGGTGGTAAAGCAATTATGGAAGCTTTCCGCGATACCAGCAGAGCTAAAGAAGGTGAGCGCGCTATCCTGCCAGTGAAAGATCTTGATAATAAACCTGTGGAAACAGACTTTATTGTCGGCGACCATATTCTTCATATGATTACTCCTACCTCAGAATGGAACGAGACGGCTTATCATGATCTTAAGAAAGATATGGAGGCCAGAACTATTCTGTTTCCTTATGATGATAACTTAAATGCAGGTTTGGCTGAATACTATGATGAGTCTTTAGGAGAAGCGAAAACACTTTATGATACTTTGGGTGATTGTGTTTATGAAATAGAAGAGCTTAAAAAAGAATTAACTACGATTATGATTGTAGAAACTCCAGCTGGACGCACAAAGTTTGTTATCGCTGGTGATCAGCTTAGCACAGGAACTAAAAAAACAGACTTACATAAAGACCGTGTTTCGGCTTTAATTATGGCTAATTATGTTGCGCGCAATTTTTCTTCTTCGTCTGCCCGTCCAATTAACCCTGACGTGGGTACGATGCATGGGTTTCTACAACGCCCGGATAAGGGTACCATGTATTATGGCAGACCTGAAATCGCCGAAAAATTGAGCAACCTCTATAGAAATGTGTAATAGTTATTAACATGTACTTTAATGAGGATTACAATGAGCAATGAAATTAGTCGTATAACTGCAGCGTGCAATAAGGCTGCTTTAGAAGGTGCCGGAGCGCAGAATACTGTTACATCAGCTATAGGCTCTTCTTTTTTAACTGGAAATGTTCAGGTACGATCAAACGAATATAAACGTAGCGATTATACATATTGGAGACCTTCAGAACGCATTCCTCAGCCATCAGATCACAATGAGGTTGTTAGAGCTTGTTCTGATGTTTATAACAATATTGGGATTGTCCGTAACATTGTAGATTTAATGGCTGATTTTGCCGTTAAGGGTTTTGATTGGACACATACAAATAGATCAGTAGAACTTTTCTATAAGAACTGGTTTAAGTATATTGACGGTCCTAATTTCATTGAACGATTCTGTGTATCATTATTACGAGATGGTTCAGCTCCTGTATATAGAGAACTAAGCAAAATTCCTACTGATATTGCTAGAGACTGGAA